AGAGGCTTCCGTGTTTCCACTTATGAGCACGATTAAAAAAAAGAGGGTGATTATTCTCACCCTCAATTCAAAAAAAATTCTAACCAACACTATCATTTCCAGCATACGACATATTTGAAAAAAACAAATAACTTGCTCTATCACTTTGAACTTTTCCAACACCCGAAATATTAGTAATATAAATATCATTATTTGAATTTCTCAATTTGCATTCTAATGACGCGGTATACACAGCAATTCCGTTACCATTAGCTAGGAAACATAAATTATTAATAATTCGTTCAGTAGTTATTCCCATTTCAGTAAAGAATCCTGTCGGTATACTAGTCAATATGCTACTACCAACTAATGCTGAACCATTGTTACCATTTCCAATATTAACCCTACCGTATATGTTAAATAATTTTAATGCCGTATTATACGCTAAATAAACACTTCCAGAACCAGTACCAACTGTTAGTTGTACAGTTTTCCATTGCTGTATATTATTTACACCATCATTTGCAGTATTAGCACTGCTTTGAGCAGTGGTAGCTGTTTGTTTTGCCTCATTAGCTGATTTTGTATTATTGGCTATACTTTCCGCTTGAGATTTTACTGTATTTTGTAATGATATAATATCAGTCCCATTTTTATTAACGTTAGTCTTTAACGTGTCAACCTTTTCACTAGCGGCGGTTGCTGTAGAATTAGCTACACCAGCAGTTTGTTTTGCACTAGCGGCCTCATTCGCATTAACTTTCATTTGTGCGTCAATTTTATTCATGTTACCATTGAATGTGCCTAACCAGTCAGTAACATCTGTACCAACATAAATACCCAAATTATAGTTTTTAGTTTTTCCACTTGCACTCATAATAAAATACCTCTCTTTCAAATTAAGTGTTTAATATAGTTTTTGCATTATCATCATATCGAGACGCTGTAATTTTTTTACCGTCATAGTTAGTCGCTGTAATATTAAGCGCGTCATATTCAGCGGCAGTAATAGGATTAGGTTTCAATAAGTCCGCCATCTGGTAAATCACATCTTGATAAAATTCATATTTACCAGTAAACGGAGAATACATATAAAACCACGGCGATTTATATAATATCATTTTAGCGTATAAATCATAATCACTTGCGCTAATTATTAATGTGTCATAATCATTAGCGGTCAACTGTAATGAGTCATACTCTTCTGCTGTTATTCCAAAGTAACGCAACTTTCCGTAAATATCGTTTAGAACTTTGCAAATAGATTCATACATTCCGTTTGTAGGATTGTAGCACTGTACGTTATCACAAAACACACTGTCTATATATTCATACAGTTTTTCGATTTCATATTCAGCCCATATTTTAGTATTGTCATTCACTTCATATATTAGTTCTCTTAAGTCTTTTAGTTGTTCTGTGATGTTTGTTGACAGAGCCGTTATTTTTTCGTCAAGTTCCTGCACTTCAAAATCTATTTTCTTGTTTAGTGTATCAACTGCGTTTTGTAATTCTTCTTCTAACGTTGCTTTAAGTTTTGCTATTTGTTCATCTGTATAGTTTTTGTAATCATCAGTAAAACTGTTAATCATTTCAATACATTCGTTAATCTTACTACCTATATAACATAGACATTCATAATAGCTCTGCTTATTACTGTAAACCGTAGGAATATCACAACACACAATCGGTACAATAGGCTTAATCTCATTCATTTAATCACCACCTTTACCATACAGACAAAAATAATGGTCTGCATAATTCAATTATTTCCCTGTTAATATTCACAATTTCCTTTTTTAAATCTCTTATTGCTTCTGCTTTGCTTTTTCCTTTTAATCCTTTTTCTGTCCTTTTATATTCATTGTCCCTATTAACCAAATCATTTTGACTATGTATCATGTTTCCGCTTGATTCGGTATTTGTGATATTTTCACCTCTGTTCATACCTGACGCATAGTCGTTATTTGCATATGTAACTTGAGGATTGTCGGAATTTATCCCCTCATAATCTGCCACGCTTTTTGTAGTATTTCTTGCATTATCAGTATAATTATTTTGCCCTTTTCTGGATTCGCTTTCATCATTCGTATATGTTACATCAACATTTATGAATGGGTCGTATCCAATTTTAATATGTTTATACAATTCTTTATAGTAAGGCATGATAACGTTTAATTTTGCCATGAGGTAAGTTTTAAACATTCCCAGCGTTTCAAACCCTATGTAATAATTATAATAGGTAAGCAAGAAATCACGCTTGAAATCGTTTAATACATCAATGTCGTCTGTGTACCATTCAAATTCAAAATTGAAAAATTTATTTTTCGAGATTTCAATAATTTCCGTTACGGTATAATCATATGCATACGCTTCATCTATAAATGATGATAATATATCATTAATGGTTGTAGTATATTTACTCATTATTATTGCCACCTTCCATTATATTATCAGAAATTGTAAAGTTTTTATTGATAAAGCCATTTATAAATGATGGAAGTATGCTTCTGAATTTTACATCTACATAAAGTCCGAACATGTTATTGATAGCCTCGCAAGCGCGTTTTCTCATTGATAAACCTGCGTTTCTCATACCTTCTATCTGACCATTATTACCGTCAAGTTCTTTATTAGTTACACGTTCCCTTTTTTCTATATTATTTGTTTCATATCCTAAGTCATTCAAAGCCATGGAATAAATTTCTTTGATTTCCTGCTCCAGTTTATCAACTACATATGGCGCATTCATGTTAATAGCTTTTACTTTGTCTAAGTCAAAACTATCTGTTAACTTAATAACTGGAACATAGTTATCATAATTTTCCCCGAAAATCTGATAACTCAATTTTTGTTCATCAGATGACACTAACGCTACGGGTGTTCTTTGCGCATACATGTTTAGATTCTTTGTTTTCCATGCAGTTTCAAGAGCTTCTGCATACATTTGGGCACTTAACACAAAGCCAACATGCGCGGGATTATTCCATATTATTACGCTATTATCTTTGTAATAATCTTTTAAATATCCAGTAACGGCAAAGGCTTCCCTTGTTTCTGGTATATTGTAAATATCCATCATACCCACAAGCGTCTCTTTCATCACTGCATACATATCCGCCACGTCATCATATATAAATAATGCGCTACCTCGCCAAAAAAGTATATCCTCAATAAAATACGGATTTATTTCTTTCGGTAAATTTACCCATTCGAAACGATTTACGGCAAGATTGTACAAGTCAATAAAAAACTTAAAATATGGAACTGATTTACCATTACAGCATTGATGTATATTTTCAAAACAACGTATAGGATTCTTTTTCATTTTATCACCACCTTCTAGTTGTTTTCAAGCGAATAGTTGCCTATATCGTTAGTGTGCCATAATGTTACACCTCTGTCGAATATAGCACGCAATTCTTTAAGTTGATTTAAGTCTATGCATCCAGTAAAATTACAATCAGACGTCTTAACATAATTCCATGTGCTTCTACTATGCAAGTTTGGTATTTCAATCTTTTTTATAGGATAACCGTACATCTCAAAAAAACTGTCCGCGATTTCTGCAAATTCTCTTTTACATGATATAGCATAGAACCTTATACCCATCTTTTCTATTCCAACAAACAAATCGTTTGTTACAGCTTTCGAATGCAATGTATTTGGTAGTCTACTTTTGTCGACAACCTCTCCTATTAACGTCAATGTATTATTTATTCCAGAACTTGCTTGTGAAACACCACCAGCACTTAGCATTAGGCTAGCTCCACCTGTATATGGTGCGCTGACCACACCTGCAATACTTTTTAAAGCTCCTACTTTAATATCTTTTATCGCCATAGTTCCTCTGATTGCTAGGCTACTCCTATTTTGTGCTACCCACGCTCTGAACGTATCGCTATTCCATGAACAAATAGGAAACCCTGTATTTATTAATGAATCGGAATAATCTTCTTTAATACCATTGTAATATGTAGGGTATGTTATTATTTGTGGTGCAGTTGCCAACACGCCGTCTATAACAAATCTTACCGCGTGGTCGGGTCTGTCTGACAATTCAAATTTGAATATATCGGCATTTCCTTCCATGTTATCGACCATAACATAGCACCATGGGTAAGTATATAATTTATTATTTTTAGGCTTGTAACCCTCAAAAAAATTGCTATCAATATTAATAAGTCTTATTTCTGAGGCTTGTGTTGGCATGCATATATGGGGAGTTTGCACTATATTTACTATAGCGTCAACTTGTCCGTCTTCTACATATTGTTTTATAATTTCATTGACAGCTAGCGCAATATCATCTTCTGATTCTCCGCCCAACCACAGCATTTGTGCACCAGAATACACATGATTTATGAATGAACCAGGTCTGTTATAAACAGTTTTTCCATCTGTTAAATACAGTGTTATATACCAATCATCAAATTTATAAAATATTTCTTTGGATATTATAGGCTCCCCCGTCTCAATATTGACAGGAATAAGATTAGCGCCAATCTCGTCATCACTACGCGGTATATGGTGATATTCAATAAAGCAAGGCTTTATATTACATTTATAAAAGTTATTTTGGAATATGTCAAGTGAAAAGTTAATTCTTGAACTGTTTTCACTCAACCATTCTATACTATTTATAAAGCAAAAAACCCACGTCTCACTGATTCCATGATTGCAGAATGCAAGATAATTTAATTCTAGTGCTTCCATCTCTGTAAACGGAACACGTAACGTCAGAGACCCTACTTTAATAGGGGACATCTCTGTGAGCCTTTCAGCATTAGATGGGTAAACTCTCCAATTTTCCAGATTATTTAATAAATCTTGCGTATTATTAAATAATCTAACATGCTCATATCTATCGTCCCATGGCACACCACAATATAATCTTAATTCTGTAGTTGGACTTCTAGGGATTACGTTGGTCTGTTTTATTAAATCAATCATAATATTTTATATTTTGAGCACTGTATTAGTGCTCCTACTCTCCTACACTGATTTTGTATAAGTAATCTGTTTTGTTACAGTTTCATCTGGACGATATAAAATATCAATCACAAGTGAACCAGTTTCGCCTGCTCCGATATGCAGGATATTTGTACCCGGAACAATAAACGTATCCCTTGATGTATTTCCGGAAACAAGTCTATAAGTCAAGAGTTTCTGGTGATATGTTCCGCTTCCCCCGGTAACACTAGCTGGAATTTGAATTTCATTATCCGTAGCAGATGTATAGTTTCCGTCATTTGCTGTAATTTTATTTGCAGTTGTTTCTACAGTATCTGTAGTAAACACTTTGATAGGATAGAACGGGCTAGCGGACACCATTTCAAGCATTGTATAGAAATAGTTCCAACTTAAAACGTTTGCCAATCTCTGGTCGCTAATTTCTCTCAACTGCTCTCTTACTTTAAAGAATCTTACATCACAAACAACCGCTTGAATTGCGTCGTTTGCAAAGCTATCAACAATCACAGTATTTACTTCCACTTGCGCTCTGTCTAACTGATATGCATACGCCAAAGCCTGCACACTTATATTAGCGTTAGTACGCGGTGTTGTAATGAAAACAATATTTTCTGGTCTAGATGACGCGGTAGAACCCGCGATATTGTTGGCAGGATTTGGAAAAGCAAATTCACCTATTGCAGTTTTTACTTCTACAAGCATTTCCTTTGCTGTATTCTCGTCAACAACCTTTGGAACCGTTACGGCAGGTAAAACTTTCTTGTCATATCCGGCGTCAATTAGTTGCTTCATTGCGAGATATTCGTCCCAATTTGCCCCGGTTACCGCGCTTTCCATTTTTGCGGAAATCATATCTCTTATACCATACTCACTGAAAAACGCATTTCTTAAATTATCAAATGTAACCGTTACCGGATATTGAATCTTAAGATTTATATTGTGGAATACGCTCATAATATAGCTTTCATAAATTTGAAAAGCTTTTTCGAAACTATCGCGCGGGTCATATACATGCCCCTTACACATATTTACATATGTTTCCTCTTCTGTCTCACCGTATCGCATAGGATTCTTTTTGTATCTTGCTAGTGGATTTCTCCATGCTACACTGTCAACAGACAACATACCGATTAATCTAACAAGAGCCGGTACAACCTCATTGCGCAACGGATTATATCTTAAAATATCGTCATACACTTGAGAAATATTGTCGCTTGTTACCTTTGGTAAATGATTTTGAACTTCATATGATAGCTGACTACGTACAGCATTTAATATATTTTGATTAGTTGACTCTACTTTTTTATTAGCCATTTTTTACACCTCTCAATCTATTCCGTGGAACCGTCTAAAGACATGTCCAGGTCTGTTATTTCAATTTTTTCTTTTCTATCTTCAACACCTGTATCGCGTACTTCTTCTTTATATTCTCTCTCCATATTCTCTCTAATATCTTCCTTAAAACGTTTTTTGTATTTTTCTTTTAATTCCTCATATTTTTCTTTGTAGTTATAACTTTCATTTTCTCCCGACGCGCTCAATTTATCTCTTAATATGTCAATCGCGTCCTCATACTCTGTAATGTCGTCTAGTCCGTCAATAATTTTATCTAATGCTTCTAAAACGTCCATTTTTTATCTCCTTTCTTATGGCCATAAATAGAAATATAACGGCAATTTCTTTCTTTTTCTTTTCGGCGGCTTTGGCGTTGGCTCACAATCCAGATATATACAGCCCTCAAAATTTGTATAATTCGCCCACTCATACGGTGATGTTAATGTTTGTGTATAAAAATATGCACCACCATACGCGCTATTGCTAGTTGTTATACTACCGTCATCATTTATTTCTTCCACTATAGCAACGTGGCCGCCTTCTGACGCATGACTACCAGTGTATGACCAGCACATAATCGCGCCTAACTTTGGCTCCTTACCTGTCCGCTGTCCTTTTGACACTGCATAGTCAAACCATGTGTCTGCATTTCCAAGTGAAGTGTCGGGGGCTTTTCCTGTTATTTCATATCGTCTACCCCAGCAATAACAAGTACAGTTAGGTAATCCATATCCTGATATGTAGAACGGATTTAAATCATACCAGTAAGGATTATTCAACATTCCGCTATCATCTAATCTAGGAGTAGTAAAGCATGATGTAAAGTTCAATTTTTCATAGTAATATCTTGCGGCTTCCCTTCGTCCTGCCTCTGTAGCGGACGGGTCTGCTGGTCTTTCAAAATTGTAAAGAAATGCGGACGCTAAGTACTCCGGTGATTCTGAACTTGTTCTGTACGTGCCCCAAGAAATCGGATAACTGGAAGTTTCTCCCCATTGTCCTTGACCGGTGAGTGTGTCAATCCATTCTTCCTGACCGTAAGGGTCGGTTATCTGGTAGCCGTTGGCAGTAGCCCAATCTGTATAATTCGTTGCAGGTGTCCACTGCACCAATCCAAACCCTGCACTATAATCCCCTACAACGTCGCCCTGCCATCTGCCCGGATTTATAGAACTTTCATACTGCATATTTCCAAGCATACCGCTGATTGCTTCAGATGAAAATCCGCGTGCTCCCATGTCATTAGCAAACTCTTGCGCATTGTTATCCATTTCCTCTTGCGATAGTGCTCTGCTTTCTACAATTATCCAAGCCATATAATCTGACCTTCATATATTAAATCTGGATTTGATATACCGTTGATTTCAGCTAATGTCCAGTAGTTTGTGTTATACATAGCCGCTATACCAGATAAAGTATCTCCGCTTTTCACTGTATAATAATTTGAACTATTGCTTGCTGTCCCAATATAAATTGTCTGACCTGGATAAATTAACGCTGGATTGCTAATACCGTTCGCGTTTGCAAGTTCCCACACATCAACGCCATATGCTAACGCTATATTCCACAATGTATCACCCGATACAACTGTGTAATATGTGCCTGTTTGTGATGGTGCATTATCAGGTGCCACATCACCAGTTGAATTTGCGTATAAATTCCATGCACTTTTGTCGCCATAGAATACGTTTAAATCTAACGCGCCATTCCAGCCGTTTAAATAACCGCTTGATGTGTATTGATACAAAGCTACACAATCAGTCCATGGATACGTATTTCCCATGATGGGTGCATTTTCATTGTATCCATAAAATGGCTCATATCCTAGATAGTAACCAGCAACCCACAATCCATAATCTTTATTTCTCACATTCTCCCAATTATAGCTATTTAATGTGTTTAAATTCATATAGATAACTGGTTTCACGCCTGTATGATTGTATACATAGTCAAGCCATCTTTCCGCCCACCATGAACCATTGTAAGACACGTATGATTCATAATCAAGAATTAATATAGAATCGTTAATATAATTTTCTATATTATCTAAAAAGAATTGCGCTTCACTCTCTGGATTCCCTCCAGACGCATAATGGTATACCCCACGTAGCTTATCGTGCTTTATACAATCCTGATACACCCTATCACAATCGGGGTTTACATACGTTTCCCCCTCTGTAGCTTTCATTATCACAAAATCACAGTCTACTTGCGATATATCAATACCAGTCTGCCACGACGAGACATCTATTCCGTTCATGTTAGCATTAACTGTAATAGGTGATAATGCAAAAATCAACACCATCACAATTGAAAATACTTTTTTCATTACAATACACCCCCTTTACTCCCTATTTTTTCTACAAGTCTTTCCATTACAAGTGTGTTGTTATTGATTGCTTCAATCATTTTATTTGATTCCTCTTTATGTTGTTCGTTCAAACTTGATATATCTTCTCTGTTTTTGTCTGTTATGTATTTCACATACCAAAAACAAAACCCACAGCACACAATAGGAAATCCTACACTTGAAACAATCTGAACAATAGTATCAATGTTACCCGTCATTGTATCACCACCTCTCTTTTTATTTAATAATATCATAAATTTTACTTATTGTCAATACAAATAGCGCGGTAGAAATTTTTTTTCCGCCGCGCGGCCCGTGTACTGTGAAATTAAATAAAGGGGGTACAAGTCCACTACATTATACAACCTGCCTGGTTATGTGTACGCTATAATGTATCGATATTTATATTAAACAGTGGAGCCACTTATAATATATCATATATAAGATAGTAAGTCAAGTGCCATATTTTTGCAGTCCAGATTTTCAAACCGCATAACACCTCTATTAAAATACTCGCGTAGCATGATAACAATAAAATTTCCAGGCGTTACTCTTAATGCTCTATCGTCTACAACGTCATTCACATTAAAGCATATTCTATTACTAAAAGTTTCATCACAACCAGTTGACACATATACAACGTCACTATATTTTCTGATGTTGTAAGGTTTTTGATTGTATATAACTGTAAGTAAATATTGATTTCCTCCAGATGGTTTATCTATCAATGATTCATTATCATTTAAATATACGTTACTACTAGCAAATGATGAATACTTACTTTTTGAAAAGGCCCTTACAAACCCTGATTCTGTCATGGCCGCGTTTGCATTTTCATTATAGGTTCTTTCAAAAACCCAACCATCACCTTTTAATATTTTAGTGTTCTTTTTTAACATCTTATTGATTCCTAATGCAGAATAATAAGGATTTAAAATAGATACTGTATTAGAAGCCATATATAAAGGCACATACCTATGCTGTTCTCCGTCACCTCTTGCTATTGATATATGTAATGACATTAATTTCTCAACTTCATTTGGTAAATATATATTATTTTCGTTTTGATATTCATCAAAAAAACCATGTTTAACTCTTGAAAATAAGGCTGACATATTTTTAAATTTATGCGACATGGAAAGAGGTAAACAGTATCCGCATTCTACACCATTCAAATATAATACAACTATGTTACCGTTTAAAATTCTTTTCTCTGTCATACTGTAAGAAGGATAAAATATTCTTTTTATGTCGTTAAAAAATACATCAGCACAATTAGACATATCAGATTTATTTCTGTATAAATAAAAAAATTGATTTACATCTTTCGTTTTTAAAAACGTTGAAATCAACTTCTTTTTATAACTTACGCTTTTTCCCGCTGTCCGGTTTCCATCTGTTATAAATATCTCTGGGGGTTTTCCATTTTTATCTTTAAGTGTTAAAAGTCTATCGCAACTATAATATTTATCCATATTACACCTCTATATTAAAAGGGTGCTTGTGCACCCTTTTGTTATTTTAAACCAATACGCATGTGTAGAACATTTTTCCTTTATAATTTTTAGATTCCTTTGCTATTACTTTTACCGTAACGTTATCCTCTCCAACCAGTTCCTCGTATATATCCGTTATCTCATTATGTAATGACTGTGAACCTGAAATATACATTGAACCATCTTTATCTACATATACATATTTGGTATAATCAGTGTTATCGCTTTTTTCATTATGTACTTCTACTTCTGCATAATAGTCAAGATTAATAATTAAATCATTTCCTGCTGATATTAACTCATCAATGCTATGCATGTCATTAAATGACCTTAATTTAATTGTTTCCTTTTTTGTGATGTTATCTTTCGAAACAAAATTAACTTTTGCGCTATATCCTCTTTCCTTTTCCATTTTTTATTCTCCTTTTTTCATTATAGTTTTTGTGCATTTGCAATAAATACGTCTACTGGCATACCATACTTTTCCTCTGTCTCTTCACAAGACAAAATATTAAGAATAGAACCTTTATACTTTTTGCTTAAAATAATTTCTGCTCTCTTCACGTCACTTGTGCCAACATACTCTGTCTTTGTCTCATTTGTAACCTTACCGTTCACCTTACTATAAATTTCAAAAGTTACATTGAGCCCTTTAAATGTTCTAGTAATCATTTTCTTCTCTCCTTTCTTTATTATTTTTTATTACAATATTAGTATATCATTTTTTAATCTATTTGTCAACATTTTTTACTACATTTATTTTTTTATATTTTGTCTCTCTTATACAAAAATCTTTGTTCGTTAATAGTATACCACCCTTAATTCTCACAGCCTTAAGGTTACACTCTTTAAGTTCTAGACCAGCCTTCAAATCAGATATTTTATAACCACCATTTATAAACATGTATTTAGCGTTTTTAGACATACCTGCCGCCTTTACATCTAAAAAGGGTGTACAAGGTTTTCGATTAAGTTCAATAAAATGTTCTGCATACATTTTCTGCCTCTCATAATATGCATAGTCAAACGTTCCCTCACATTTCCAGCATAAAAAATTTGTAGGGTGTTCAACAATCATTTTTGGTTTTTGATACCCTTGAATATGAACGCTGTCGGTGTCTGCATAACAGAATCTATCTATGTTTGCCATTGCGTGACGGATTGTAAAATTCATAGCATAAGATGTTACAGCAGAACCGATAGGGATATATCCCACTTGTTTCTTGTGTTCCTCGACAAACTTAAAAGAAACCACACCGTCATCATTCAAAAAAGGTTCTTTGTATGAGGAGTCGTCAGAGGTGGCGAACTTCCCATACAAATTGTTAAGGAAAAGTTTGGCAAGTGTACGCAAAAAACCGGTGTTATTTTCTTTTATTTCCTTGTAAGTGTTGATATATTCGTCAAAAATTCCTTTTACTGCATGATAATAAATATAATCCAAATACTCTAAGTCATAAATATAATATGTTTCTTTGAATAGTTCCCAATCTTTGCATGTAAATGTCAATTCTTGCACTGTATCAAAAATTTTTCCATCTACGTTTACATACCTATAATATTTTCCATTATACTTTACATCACTAGTATATAAATTTTCATTTGCTTTATACCATGCGCTATGTCGTATATGCACCCACGGTAGAGCGTTTTCTTTTAGTTTAAATCTACATCTTACACGTATAAAATAATACACATCTTTTTTGTTTATTATCTCGTTCGCTGGTTTCCCTTTTTTATAAGTTCCATAGCCCACAGGATAATAATTATCTGATACGCTATGCATAACAGATGGATATAGAGAATTTACATCAAAAACTAACCCCATTTTTATAATTCTATTTCCATACCGCGGATTCACATACACCCAACCACCATGATATGACTTATGTACATAATCCCATTGATTCCATGCGTTCGCATAACGTTCGTCAAGATATTCTAATTTTAAATCTGGAAACAACGAATTATATTCCTTTTTAGAAAAAAATTGCTTAAATTCTGCCATACAACAACTCCCAATCGTTAATTTTTTATGATTCTGATTGAACATTTTTTCTAACGCTTCTTTTAATACTAGTACATCATTTTCTATATATTTTTTCTCTTCATCTGTTATTTCACAATAGGCGTAACGTTCCCCTTCATAAACCATTTCTAGTTTTCTATGCTTTGTCTCAAATGATTTACCTATATCAGCAATACTAGACGGCATTAGCTTATATGAGTCTCTTATTTCAATCACTTTTTTACCGTCCTTTATCATAATTTTATACCATTGACCCATATACGATATAGATACGTTAAATTCTTTCGATAACATATTTCTTTTCTTTTTTGTTGTAAATTCATAATTATTTTTCAATAAAAAATCTACAATAAAAGAACCATCAAACGCCAGGTTATGAAAATAAAAAATACTTTTGTTAGGTAAACTCTTTATATGCTCTAAAAAATCTCTTATTGAATGTAAAATAGTTACAGTTTCTGTATCATCAAATAATTCGCAAATAGCCGCGGCCCAAACCTCTGTTGATTCTTGAGAACCGTATATATCAATCATTTCTTTCGTATAAACCGTTGTTTCAAAATCACATGCATAGTAATGTATGTTATTCATAATTTATAAATCTGTCAGCAAAGTAATTTATTTCAGGCGAATCACTGTAAAATTGCATTGCTTCCATTACAGCATTCATTTTAGCAGAAACAACTTCTATTCTTGAATCAGCAGGTGCGGGAAAAATATCAGGATTTTTCTTATAAGCTATTGCAAATTCTAATTTTGATGACTCATTGCTTAATAACTCGTTTGTTCTATCAAATAGGAAATCTCTTAAATCTTTTCTAAACTCATATAAACTGTCATACCAGTTTTTAATCAACAAGTCATATTCAATTATAGCCGTATATACGTCTGTATTTACATTCTTTATTAGTTGTCCATGCTCCATTGAAATGTCTTGCAATTCAGCAGGTAGCGCTAAAAACTCTCTATTTATTTTATCTATTTCTTTTTTATTCTCTGATACAATTTCGCCCGTGATTAAATTTACTATATCAGATTCCTTTTTAATCTGTGTGGCTCTTATTGATTTTATAATAGCAATATCTTTTTTTGTTGGATTTTCAACTTTTGATATTACATTTACATCATATCCGACTTTAACTTGTCTGTTTAATCTACGTAAATATAAAGAATATTCTTTGCTGTATAATTTATTTATATTCACAAAAAAACACCTCACTAATTACATTTTTTTATAACAACACCTTTTTCTATACGGGTGTAGCGTATGCTATCGCCTGGCTTTATGTCCAAGTCTTTTATAATTGACATAGGAACAATTACCCTGGCAGTGTAAGAACCTTGTTTCTGTTTTGTGAACATGATTTTGTACTTTCTTTCTTTATTTTCTGTTTTCATTTGCTATCACCTACCCACTCACAAATATCGTGAATTTCAAATGCTTCATAAGCTAGACGCTCACACATACTAATAATCTCATATTCACTTGCCGTACTCATAGTTATGAGCATATCAGAATTACCTACATCAGTCATATGAATTTTTATATAATCAAAACAATTTTCTACTGACATATAAAATGAATCTGAACTAATCAAAATGCAGTCTACAAATTCCATATTAAGATTAAACCTTTTAAAAATTGATTTTTTACATAGAATCCAGTCTTTTATAATTCCTTTTAATTTTTCAAATTGTAAATCAGTCATATTAAACCTCCAAATTTATATTATATTAACCCTCAATATCTATACGATAACATTTAAACGTAGCTGTTATATAGTTCTCTATTTCTAAAATTGTGTCTTTTTCGTTTAATAATAAATACCAACTAGCACCATCTCTATAATTTGATACAGATATACTAAACTTGTTGTGCAATATGCTTATTTCTGGCACATTATCACACTTAGATATAACCCTAATGCCTGTACCCGTCACATAACATCTTGAATACATTTTATATACACCAATTTTATATTTAATATATTCGTCAATTCGTTTGCAAATTCTAATCATACTAACATTCATATAACGAATATTTTCTTGATGTCTATTTAAAATAAATTCGATTATATAATTAATTGCTTCTACGTCATTTTTGGGTTTAAATATATATATAGATGTGCTGTATATCCATCTTATATATATTTTTCCTTCATTGAAAGTAATATCTAATAAATCATCATTTTCTTTACATGTGATTGAATAAAGCATATAGGATACACTGTCAAACCTGGACCAAAACGATATATTATTATTTATTAAATCTTCAATATTGTACTGCAATGTTTTAAATGATTCATATGTCATAATTTAAATACTCCTTTTTTATTATAATATTTCTATACCTTCATACTCAAATAATTCTTTAATATACTTAGTTAATTCACTGAATATATACGCACTACCAGTCTGTATTAATTTTGAAAATCCAGTTTTATTATTATCGATACGAATAATTTCATCTCCTATTCCAAGAACTATGTCAGGGACATTAACCCGTATAGAATTTAAATAAATCGAATTTTTTGAATCTGAAAAGTTAGTGTATAATTTATATACATCTATTTTCTTTCTTATAAAATCATTAATAATATTACTAACATTATTAGACATACATTTACTAAAATCAGCATGTATATTGCCTGTATAATAATCATTGATGTACTGTATACATTCAGATATGTGGTTACACTTTACAACATATTCAAATAAATTTACCTGTTCATGCAACCAAAAAATAGATATTTTTTCATTCCGTAAATGTTTTATAACTAATGAGTTCCTGCTATCAAATAAGTATGTTTCGTGGTCATAATTAAAGCAATCAAAATTGCGGTAGTATGAAACACCATTTTCTACTAATCTTAATAATTCGTATTGTAATAATTTAAAATTCTTATCTGTCATATTATCTAACCTCCTTTTTTTATAATATTTTCATCTATTAAGTCGAATAAATTTTCTATATATACATACGATACAGCTATTAACTCTGAAATGTCGCGTCTTGAAATTTTAATCGACTTGCATTCTGTATCTATATAGATAGTATTTTCATCTTCCATAAAAGTAACCATCAATGATACAGGCTCTAACACATGTCCGAAGCATATTTGATTATCATCTACAAAGTCAACTAAGAATCTCCTTTCTCCAGATGTAAAAAATACTTTTAAAAGTAAATTTATTTCCTCTCTTCTCATTTTATTTACCATCCTTTCTGCATGAATTATTATAATCATTCATATGCTCTATTGTTAATTTTATAATATTGTACAAGTGTTTTACATTTACCTTATAATCATTTGATAGCCTTACACTGTGCTGTGAACATGAACCTCTTACCTCTATCAATGAACTTTTTTCATTAAAAACTACTAAGCAATATGTAATATTATCATCACACACACGTAAACAACACTCGTCATCATAACAATAATATACATTAGTACTGATATTCCTATCAAATTCTGACTGGTCGCAAATACTTTTCAGGTTTATAGCTGTTTTTCTCATTAATGAAATACTCATATTCGTTCTCCTTTACTATCATTTATATATATATATATATTATCTATTTGTTAAATATATTATAGCATTTTTTTGTGAAGATGTCAATACCCTAATCGTGTTTTTTTAAAGAGGGGAAATCGTGCTCATAAGTGGAAACACGGAAGCCTCT